AATCTCAACAACCAGTTCGTCCTCGACGCGGGTTGCACCCATATCCATAGACACATACGGTTGCCACGCATAGTTCTTGTCGGCACGTTCGGTCAAACGAACGGTTATGTCCTCAACCGTCCCGAACCCAACAGCACCCTTACAGAAGGCATAAGAGTACCAAGCTGCCGCAGCAGACCCGTTCTCCAGATACAGAAGTTCAGTCTGGATAAACTTGAAACCCAGGAAGCTGTCCACCTGTCCAGCGGCAAGCGCACGGACCGTGTTGTAGTCGGCACTCGTGACCTCAACGGTTCCCAGGAGGTCAATAACGTCCTCAGACGTATGGACAAAATAGCGGTCTTCCATCGGGGCTTCCGCTTCGTCAAGAAGCTGTTTTGCCGCCAACAGTTTTCCAACGGTCATTCCAACAGCACCGGACGCAATCTTTTGTCCAGCGGGAAGGGCGACTGTGGTTCCACCGGAATGCCCTGCATAGGCGTTCCCACCCAGAGCCGCAATAATCAGGCGGTCTTTCCGGCGATTCATAGCCATACGAGCAGACTCCTGATACGGCCCCTTGGGGTCGATCAGCATACGTTCGGCATCGGCCCTGTCTAACAGGGTAGACCACACATAGGGTTGTGCGGCCTGCCGACGTCTGGAATGGTCGGGTTCAATGTTCGGGGTGTCAGAATGACGGCCAGGGATCTCAATGGCCTCGGTTGCGCCAAGGCGTTCCCAATAAAGATATTCACCATCCTGTTTTACGGGGGGGATGGTCATCCCCTCAAGGCGCGAGTCCTTTTGCTGAACAAGGATTCGCATGGTGTTCTGATATTGATTGATAAAAGGAATGTCGATTGTTTCTGGCATGGTAATTCTCCATAAATAAAAAAGTTAATTCTACTCATAGAGAACTACCCGAACTTCGGATTCTCTCGGTCTCTATTGACCGCCACGAAGGTCTTTCCCTTCCGTCTTACGGACGCCTTGGCGCTACCCGTGAATAACCTGTCGATCTATCTGCTTACTATACGTTCTTACCAGCGTTAAAAACTCCCCTTCAAGCATCCAGCCCTCAAGGATTTTTGACGCCACATCGTCTTCTTTCCCCTTCTTTTTGGAAACAGGGTGTAACACAACAACAACATCATAACCTATGAAAATCACTCCGTCTTCATTTCTTATCGGACGTTTCTTTGCGGATTCAAGCTCAACTGTAAACCCGTCCGTAATGTCTTTCATGGTTATTTCGTTTTTAATAATGGGTTTCTCCGGTTCGGGTCTGGATGTTTTTACTACCTTCAACGGGGGAAGCCCTTGCTCTTTTCGATCATAGTCCTTTTTGGACATTGCTTCTTTCATTAAAGCCATTGTATCCCCCTACTTTTTTAGCTGTGATAGCATTTTGTTTAGTTTCGTCCACTCGTCTACCGCTTTCTGATGATTCGGGTGGGAAAGGTCCCATACCGGATGTTTCTTGTCTCCAACAATGTCGTTCATCTTTTTTTCAACATCGCTGTATGACGTTACTCCCGGTATCCCTCCCGTGGCAATATCATCTTCAAGCAAGTTGTCTCCAATTTCAGCAAATGCCATCACAATCTTTTTTCCTACCTGTGGGGGAAGATTGCTTATCATTTTGTCTGCATCGGCTCCCATGTACTTTGCCGCTGCCCTTCGTGCCGCTTCCATTCTTCGCGGGTACAACCCACCCAACTCTCTCTTAAGATCGGCCTTCATGGTTTCAAACTCGACCTGCTGGCGTGTTTCAGTTTCTTCCTGAAACGAAATATACCAGTCAAACAACGCCTGGGCCTTTGACTGTGGCAACCCCAATCCGTGGGCTATTTGTTTAAAGCCACCAATAAGGGGTTCGTTTGCCGACCACCCCTCTACTGTGGGAACAGCGATTTCGTACTTATCGGCTGATTCAGGTGCCCCCTCAATAATTCCTTCTTTTGTAAGACGGCCCAAAAGGTCACTAACTGCTTTTGTCCTGTCTTCCGGCTTGGCGTCCTTCTTGGGTAATCTGATGGAATTGCCAAGCATTTTCTGGGACTCAATGTAACTCTTGGTCAGTCCGTTAAAGTCCTTAATCGGCTCAAGGGCGGTGTCTTTGCCCATATCGCCCAAAGACTCTTTAAAACTTCCCCAATCCGGGGTTGATGCTACTCCCGCAGATCCATCTGGAGATCCCGAAGGACTCCCTCCGACTTCTGGACTACCTGCTGTTTCTTCTGCCATAAATAAAAACCCTCCTTTTTAGTTGTTTTTATACTGAAAATATTTCAGCCGAACAAATTTCGTTTCCATCGCTGTCATCAAAAACAGCCCAACCGTCTGCAATGTGTACGTCTAAAACAATTTTAATACCAAGAGCGTCGCCCACATGCGCCCATCCCGCATAGTTGGCAAACAGGGTCGGAGAGTCCGTATAACAAACACCCCGGGGAATACTGTTCGTACCCGCCGCCGCCATTACGGTTTCGCTTATAAACTTAACCACCCCCGTGTACTCATTTCTAAGCATTTTAGATGAATACTGAAGTTGCTACCGCAGCCTCGTCAACAATGTCCGTTGACTCTCCCGGCAGCGGGGTTAGTACAACCGTATCTGCACCGGCACTCGTTGATAAGAACGTACCGTTGTTTCCATTTGCCGTACTCCCGGTAATATTGATAAGCTCTCCACCGCCAGCAGCAAACACCCCGCACACCCCCGCTTCCGTGTATGTCCAGTCAACCGCCGTGAAAGCACCAGCGGCAGCAAGGAGAAGAGTCGTGTCGTGCGTTGTTCCGGCTTCGTCAATCAAATCAATATGGTCATCTGCAAGTGCCGCAGACCTTGTTATGCGATGCCCCATTGCTGTTCCAACAATGGCGTTGTCGGCAAAGGCATAACCGGAAGCCGCAAACCCGGCAGCGTCCATATCCAGATACCCCCTCGGCAACTGCCCCAGACCGAGCGACCTCTTGGAGTGTCTTAAAAAGTTTACCGCCCTTACATTATCAGACCTTAGCATAGCTATCCTCCTGTTTTGTATCTTCTTCGACCTCAAGCCCTGCGTATGAGATCATTTGTTTTATTCTTGTGAGCACGTCTCGTTGCCCCTCTTTATATGTGGTGTCATACGGGTCGCCTTTTGTGTAGCACGATCCCCCAAAACTTTTTTCAAGGTCATCAAGAACCTTTAAGCCAGAAGGGGTTTCAAATGTTCTGGCATAGGCCGATACTATATCAACAAGACTACGCCGGAGTTTCAGTTGCATTCTGGGCCTCTCCCATTTGTTTCAAGAACGGCGCGGCATCCTTGGCCCCCGCAGCCATTCTCTCAAGGTCTTGTTTCTGTTTCTCTTCGGCCATTGCTTTCGCCCGCTGCTGTCTTATAACCGCAACCTTTTCCTCTGGATTCATCAGGTGCGATGGCATACCTTCAATCTCTGCTGAATATCGAATTATCTTGTCACTATCAAAATTATCAAGCACTTGTGGGCCAAATCCCTGTGTCAATTGTGCGCCACGACCGATCATTCTATCAATGCCGGTCATCTCCTGTCGCCGTTGTGCCCTTGCCATCGGGCCTTCGTATTCAATATCAATCTCTTTAAAGCCCATCTCCTGCATGATAGGGGGCGGTGTGGGAAGCACAGGGTATTTTCCAGAAGTAGCTCGCATCATTATGGCAAACTCCCTCTCAATAAGGGGGTTTAACCCTTCGCTCTCAAACCGCCCCAGGGTCGGACCTAAAATACGCTGCATCAACTCATACCGTACAGCTACCTCCATTTCCCGCATGTCCGACTTTTCTGGAAGCTGCAACTGGTCTGCAAAGAATATCTTGGAAATAGAGGACCTTAAATCTTCCTCCTTAATCTGTGAAACATCATAGCGGATTTTATGGTCCATCGTCCATATCGACTCTTTATCCCTTGCGATGTTTCTACCACCAGGCCACAGCTTCAAAGACCCTATTACCCCACCGTCTTTCTCAAATGTGGGTGGGTCTAAATCTTTCGCCCACGCCTTTAGCCCGAACTCCTTGGCTTTATTCAGGGTCTTGACATCGGGAAGCGCAATATGACCCCTTCCACGTCCGTAAGCCTCTCCGGATGCCTTAGACCACCTTGGAACGATAACCGGGAATTCCCAGAATGACGATTCTGTGATATATGCCTTTTCCTCTAAGGAAAATGTATATGAGACCCAGGGTTTTTGGCCTTTTTTCTGACCAAATTCCTGATTGCTTGGGTAAATACAGGTTAAAAAATTAAACTTTGTGTCGGGCTTTTTCTTGGCTTCGTCCATTATTTTTTCGGGAACCTTGTCGCCCCACTTCTTTACCGCCTGATCTGCTGAGAATTCGTCCTCCCAATAGATCGTATCCACCTTGCCGTTTGCGTCTTCAGCGGTGCAGTACATAGAGTTCTGCATACAGGTGTACTTAAATCCCTGAAAGCCAAAACCGTTTATTGTCTTTTCCTCAATACGAAGGCACATCTGCCCAAACCCCGGCGAGTCAAGAAAGCCCTCATGCATTTGTGACGTAAAATTCGACTGGTGCCTTGCTAATGTCATGGCGTTCACGCAAGCCTCGATCCAGTCCATTACGTCTTTGCGCTTATTTAAGCTGTCATTTCTCAGCTTAAAAGACGACCACACGGAAGACGAAGGCGTTATTGTGCCCTGCATTACAGCGGCAAGAGCGTTTAACGAGAATTCGGCGGTAGAATCATACATCTTGTACGTCTGCTTCTGTCCCTCGGTAGGCTTGGAGCCAATCCCGACCCTTCTTGGAAAGATGTACTCGGCAATCTCTTCCCATAACGGCTCATACAGTTGCCGTATTCCTTTAAGGGTCTGATTGCGGTCTATATGATGTTTGACCTCATCGTCTGTAAGCATAACTTAACTCCCCAAG